GTGGTGGAACAAGAAAGGTTTGTTTGCCATACGCAAAATATAAAAGCATGAGTAAAGAGCAGAGGCAAAAAGTAATTAATGCCAAGAGATCTGCTGCAGCTCAAGGAAAATATAAAAGATCTAGTAAGTCAAATGTAAAAGGTGCTAGGAAAAAAGGTGCTACATTACGTGACTGGTTTCAAAAAGAAAATTGGGTTAACATAGCTAACGGCAAGCCTTGCGGAGCAAAATGAAATTTAATTTTTTTGATTTAAATGAGAACGGTAAATATGACTGGTGGGAATATATACTACCAATTGTTGTATTATTAATTATTGAGGTTATAGCCGAGGTTGTAGCTAGATTTTTGACACAGCCGTTTTTTTAGCTACACTTCTTATTATCTTCTGACCTTTCATCCAACCAGTATATTCAACTTTATTTCTTTTCATATCACTTAACGTGTGCCACTCAAGCAAACCATCACGTTCTAACTTACTCACATATTGATTTTCTAAATTACGATCATGCGCTGAATGCTTTGTAGTATAAAGAGGTAAATGCCAACTGTGAGGATCACATTCACCATTACCATCTTTTACATTTTTAGCCATGTATGTACTCTTCTTTACACTCTTATGAAAGAAGTCAAATCCAATAATACTCAATTTCTTTTGAGTGTTAATTTCCCTAATAAAATATAGTATTGTTAAAAACCCAGCTGAAGGCCTGAGTTGTAAGCTGTACATTGAATTACCAAAACCGTTCCACAGCGATTCTAGCTCTGCGTCTGACCACATCTGAGTATAAGGCATACCCTTTGGTAGATGATCTTCTAATACCCAGTCTTTGAGTAAAAAATTACCACGACATCTATTAAGTAATATTTCAACATCTTTAAATTTACCTTTTGTAAATTCTTTATTACGCCTCTTCCATATAGGAGCTCTGAACTGACCAGTTACCCACACGTTTGTCTTACTACCTAATTGTTTTCCTTTATCATCAGCTATACTATCAACAGCTCTACCAAAGCGTACAACAATATCATGGCTGTCTATGAACGCGCCATAATCATGATGCATTAACTCTACAGAGTTGCCAACAAGTATTACTGATTTATTCTTTACAAGCTGTTGTATACGCTCCACCACTCTTCTGATAACTCTCCATCTTTATATTTGTCAAACCAAGGTCCACCGTTAGTATAGTGTATCGCTTTTATGTTATCATTTTTTTCATAATAACCTACTAAGTGATTATACTCAACTGGTATCTCAGCTATCTCACTCTCATCTATCCACTCAAATTGATGTAATTGCTGTGGTGTAGCATTATCTAAATATTCTTTAGTTAATATATCTTTTAGTTTCTCACAGTTAAAAACTATTAATGAGCTCCAACATTTCTTTGGATACATTTTATTTTTAACACCATCCATCTTTGTTCCTTTAACATTATCTAGATCATGCTTTACAACTGCTATTGTTTTATCTCCTAGGTATTGTACAACCTCTTCAGGATCACATTTCCAAACAAAGTCATTATCACAAAACATGGCTATGCCATTCCAGTTGTTACACAAAGGTGTATAAAACCTTGTAAAAGAAAATTCTGTTGATTCATTAGGCACATCTTTTCTACCATAAATACCACGCTTAATTAGCTGTGCTTTTACTAAAGACATAACCTCGTGGTCACCGTTGTCTAATATAGACTTTCTAACTACTTTTGTAGCTTCCGGGTGACGTGAATCACTTCCTATAAATATTCTCATGCTATAAATTTTAATATTGTTTCAAAATTATTTAACGGTACCATATTAGGACCATCGCTTAAAGCTTTATCCGGGTCAGGATGTACTTCAAAAAAGTAACCATCAACATCAACCGCTTGTGCTAACTTAGCCATGTATGGTGCATACTTTCTATCACCACCACTTTTATTGCCAAGAGCGCTGGGTTTTTGAGTTGAATGAGTAACGTCCATAACTATAGGTACGTTAAATTTTTTCATATCTAGTATCTGTCGGAAATCTACAACTAAGTTACCTAAACCAAACATAGTTCCACGCTCAGTTACCATTATATTATTATTACATGTGGATTGCACTTTTTTAATTGGGTGCTCCATGTTGTTACCACTCATAAACTGTGCCTTCTTTATATTTACGGTCTTACCTGTTCTGCCGGCTGCAATTAAAAGATCTGTTTGTCTACATAAAAAAGCAGGTATTTGTATAACATCAACAACATCTTTAACTTGTATAGCCTGTATAGGTTCGTGTATGTCTGTTGTTATTTGAACATCAAACTCTTTTTTAACTTTAGCTAGTATTTCTAATCCCTCTTGTAAACCTGGTCCTCTGTATGAGTCTACAGAAGTTCTGTTTGCTTTATCAAATGAAGCTTTAAATATGTAATCAAAACCATACTTAGCTGTAAGTTCTTTTACCTTTTCTGCTATTTTCATACATGTGTACTCACTCTCTATAACACATGGTCCTGATATTATAAACTTATCCATTAACATCTTCTTGTGTATTTATTTCTCTACCTTCATATTTAACCTCACATACTTTAATATCATATAAACCTAAATATCTATTTTGTTCTAAGTTTTCTTGTGGATATTCATCATCTAATAAATCATAACACTGTAAAGCGTGTGGTCTATACATGTATATACCAAGGTGTCTATCACCATAACCAATATCAGATCTAGTAAACCACATAGCTTTACCTGCTTGATGTACAACCTTAACACCGTTTGGCTCGTAACCTTTTGTGTAAGCTGTGTATACTACAAAATTATTTTTAGCTCTATCAATAAAAGGCTTTACAGTTTTATGTGTTATATCTATCATGTCACCCTGTATATTGATTATAGTTTGATACTCGCTTAAAAATTCATGAGCTTGAGCTATTCTAGCTGTCCCATTTTCTGCCTCATTAGTCATAATAACATTGTTGCTAGGTATAACTTCTGCTATTTTAGGACTATCAGTTATAACAAATGTATCATAACCCATAGTACGTACTTTATCAAATACTATACGTATTAGTGGCTCATCATCAAACATCATAAGCATTTTATGTTTTAGCCTAGTACTCTCTAGTCTAGCTGGTATTACAAATACTATATCTTTCATGCTCTCTTACCTGATGTTCTTCTTTTTATATCATCGTGGTTAAACTCAGCCCAGTATAACTCAAAAGCTACACCATCTTCAACACCTTCAAACTGATGGTATTTACCAGGTTTAACCATAGTAAAATCACCTGCTTCTAATATTGTCTCATCTAAAAGATTTTGATCATCTTGCCAGACTCTGACTAACATTTTACCGGACTCTACATAAAATCCGTTCCATTTAAATTCATGCTCATGCTCTGAGCATTTAAATCCTTTATTAAATTCTATTCGGTGAAACTCAAAAACCCCATTAGCGTGGATCTTTTCAGTTTTTCCCCATATTTTTCCTGCTTTCATTTAATTTTATTTGTTTTTGTTTTTGTACTTCTACATAAGACTCATTGTGATATAAATCTATTGAGCCTATTTCTAATTTTCTTCTTTGAGTAGCGTTTTGAATTAACCATACTATAGTATGTGCCGCTTCTTTATATGTTAAACTAGGTAAATCTGATTCTAATAAACCTAAGTTGACATCTACTATCTTACATTTTTTAGGTGTAGTAAATTTTAAACTATCCGATAAATGTGATAAAGATGCTTTAGAAGCTGAGTACATATAACCTTTTGATAGGTTAGGATACTTTGCTCTACTATTTATATTTACAATAACTTTACTTGAGTCATTAGCCCATAAGTTAAACACAGCTGCTAACACTTCTGTCTGACAAAATGTTTCATGAGCATTGTTTATAAAAACTCTATACTCAGGGCTTTTTAATTCTTCAATTAATGTATTTATACATTTAGGACAGCATATATCATACTTAGGCCTATTAAAACCTATTGGTACCCACTTGCCGCACAACTCATTTTGTATTGCTTTACCTAAGCCTCTAGTTGTTCCCGTTATCGCTACTTTCATAATGTTTATTTATAAGATCAAAACTAGGCTTACCAAATAAATCACCTTTAACAGAGCATTTATCACATGGGCTCTGTGATCTATCACCGTGCTTTAATCTTTGTCTTATCTCTTTCATATCATCAGCCATCCAAACCTCTTCTAATGTTTGTTTAGCTATGTTACCTATCTTTCTTTCTTTACCCCAGTCATTTGAACAGAACAACACATCACCGTTCCAGTCAACAAACATCTTATAAAATGGGTAATGACATGGCTTACCTTTCAAAGCTTCAATATCATGATCTTCAAAACCTATCCAGTCTATAATACCACTTCTATTGTTAAGCTTTAAACCATAATCTTTTAAATTATAGTGTGCACGTAAACTATACTTTGATTTAGATATACCAGCTTCATCCATAAGAGTCGCAAATACACCTGCTTGCTCTG